TATAAAGGATGATAGGATTTTTTGATTTATGTTTTGCCTGTAATATACGGGCAACTTATGAAGAGTGTGAGGAATGCAGGTATGAAGAAGTATGTGATAAATTTCAGATGTGTTTCGCACATTGTCCTAGCGAGGTATGGAGAAAGTTGTCAAGTTTTGAAGATATCTTGAAATGTTCTGAGGAATGGAGGTTATACAATGGGCAGACCATTGAACAGTAAAAAATCATGGTATAAGGTGTATATTAAAGAACTAAATACGCCAAACATATTAAAAAGCCAGTGTAAATACGAATGTGATTACCTACTAGTTCAGGCATATACCGGGCAGGTTGCAATGGCAATCGTGCAGGACTACGTTGTCGAGTTTGAAGAAAATTTCCGCCCTGTATACTACAACAAATTGGAGGGAGGAGTTCCTATTGACAACAAAAAAGTCTTATTTGAAGAAGAGTAAACCACAAGGTCTTATCAGGCCAAAAGACGATTATACACCGCTTGCGTTGGAACTAACGTGGGATATGAAAGACGTTAGAAAAGAGTATTCACGTCTGAGATCAATCTGGCGTAAACGTTATGAAAGATTACTGAAATCTGACTATAAAGATATTAACCTTGTAACAGATAGACCGATCAATCGTTACAAACAGTTGAAAGATATAACAAGTGATAGAGAAATCTATCACTTGTTATCTGAACTGGCAACTATTATAGCATCAGACCGAACCACAGTAACAGGATTGAAAAAACGGGAAAAAGAACAAATGATACACATCAATGATGTGTATGGAACCGATTTAAAAACGCATGAGGATTTACTAAATTTTGGGAGTTTTATGGAACAGCTCAGAGATTTTGCATCAGATAGAATATATGATTCTGATTTTGCTGTTGAGTTATATTCTGATGGCGAAAAGCTGAGTACAGGCAAAATGTTAGAGCTATATAAGGAATTTCTGAAAACGGGATCCCGAAACATTCCAAAATTGAAATCTAGAATAGCAAAGAAAGAAAAAGTAAAACGTCAGAAAAGGAAAGCGGGTAAACGTAAACGTAGGAGGTAACACATGGAAAATCTGTATACTGTCGACACATATAATTATACTAGAATACAGAATTTACCATGTTTACATGATACTAGGTCTAACAAAGGAAGTAAAAAAGCAAAAGGATATAAAAATTGCATGTGTGCTTTCGATATCGAAACAACTAGATTGGAAGATATCGAGCAGTCAATAATGTATATCTGGCAGTTTTCAATTCTTTTTCTTGACGACCTACATATTGACACTATAATAGGAAGAACGTGGACAGAATTTGAGTTATTTCTTGATAATCTTATGAATGACGATAACTACGCGTATTATATGGTTTTTGTCCATAATCTTTCATATGAATTTCAATTTTTGCGTGGTATATATACATTTTCACCGGACGAAGTTTTCGCTATTAAATCACGGAAAATATTGAAATGTGAAATGTTAGGGCGTTTTGAATTTAGGTGTTCGTATCTGCAAACTAATATGTCGCTAAATACGTTTACATCAAAAATGAAAGTAAAACACCAAAAATTATCAGGTGAAAAATTTGATTACAGTAAAAAACGTTTTCCATGGACAGAACTAACCGATTATGAAATAAAGTACAGTACAAACGACACAATCGGGCTAGTTGAAGCAATGTATCAACGTATGATACTGTCAAATGACAATCTATATACACTCCCCTTAACGTCAACCGGTTATGTACGTCGTGAAACGAAAAAAGCCATGTATGGCTGGTCACGAAAACACAAGGATATTTTTCCGACTATAGATGTTTACGATCTGCTAGAGGAGGCGTTCCGGGGAGGGGATACCCATGCGAATCGTTATTATTCTGGAACAGTGATACGAGCAGACGGTAAAAAGATTCTAGGGATTGGTTCTTATGATAGATCATCCTCCTATCCTGATGTTGTATTAAATTGTGTCTTTCCAATGACACGGTTTGTATATATTGGGACAATAACAGAGAATGATATAGAGAAGAAACTGAATCGAGGAAAAGCGCTATTATTCCGATGTAAAATAACAGGCATTGAGCAGATCGACAAGTTTTACGGAGCGCCATACTTGTCCTATTCAAAATGTAGGAATGTAACACATGGAACATTGGACAACGGACGTATTTTAAGCGCTGAATATGTTGAAACAACGCTCACTGATATTGATTATGAGATCATGAAAAGTGAATATAAATGGAAACGTTTTGAGATAACAGAGTGTTATGAAAGTAAATATGGATCACTGCCAGAACCGTTGAAAGACATTTTCCGCCGGTACTATACAGATAAAACAGAGCTAAAAGGAATCATAGAACAGGAACTTTTTTACAATCTGCAAAAAGCATTGCTTAACGCTGGGTACGGGATGATGGTTCAATCACCTGTGAAGCAATCATTAATATTCACAGAATCATCAGAAAATATATATTCAGTTGATGAAAATGTTTCACGTGAAACATTACTCACTAAATATAACAGAACAGCTTTCTTGCCATATCAATGGGGTGTATGGGTAACAGCGTGGGCACGCTTGCGGTTAAAAGAGGGAATCAATATAGTTGGAGATCGTTATTTATATGATGATACAGATTCCGTGAAATATGTTATAGTCGCAGGAGATGATATAGACAAGTGTTTTGAAGAATACAATAAACAGCGTAAAGAACAAAGTATCATAAACAGGGCATATGCAACCGACAAACACAGTATAACTCACTACATGGGTGTATATGAGTATGAGGACACCTATACAGAATTTTGCACACTTGGGGCTAAAAAATATGTATACCGTACAGGGGATGGGGTATTACACGCAACGATCGCAGGAGTTAACAAAAAGAAAGCGCCGTCGGAGTTGGAGGAGTACGGAGGCATAGATGCTTTCCGTATAGGGTTCACTTTCTCAGAATCCGGCGGGACAGAGAGCGTATATAATGATACAGTATATGGTGGTCACAACATAGATGGCCACACAATACATATAACACAGAACGTAGTTATCAGGCCGTCAACTTACACGGTAGGAATAACAGATGAGTACCGCAGGATTTTGGCAGACGCAAGGACTTTAAAGGAATTTGAAAAAACATTTGACAGTAATTAATATTAGTGATATAATAATTCATGTAAAATAGATAACAAATGGAGGTGAGATCATGAAAATTACAAGAGAGTTAACAGTTAACAAAATTAATGTTATCTGTTATGACCCAGAGAACAAATGTGAGATTACAAAAGAATTAGTATTAATTGGGAATCTCACAGACGACCAGATCTTCAAAGAGATTAAAAAAAGAAATTTAGGAATAGTTATCGACTGGGAAAGAAACAGGGAAGAAACTAAAATCTATGGCATGGATGCCGAATTATTTTTAATGAACGCAACTTTCACAAAAAACCCAAAAAACCCAAAAAACCCAAAAGAAAAGGAGAACTAAATCATGGCACAGAAACAGTATACTATTATCAATTCATCTTCTACACTGGACGTATACATGGAATATGACCTTATTGAATCACCCGCTATTGTAAGTCTTAAAAATGTTGAAAACAAAGGCCTTATTTGTGTCGGTTCATGGGTTGAGTACAGAACAGTCGACAAAAGCGGAAATGAAATCACCTGTATTTCAGTGCAGGACGCAGAGACAGGAGAAGTGTTTAGCGGTCAGTCAGTAACTTTTCGAGAGTCATTCTTAGATGTGGTTGGCCGTATTTCCGATATGGAAGAAACTCCTGATATGTTTTTCATTGAAGTTCTTCACCGGACATCAAAATCAGGTCGTGATTATCTTATATGTGTGCTTGTTTCCCCAGATCGCGCATTTTCACGTATGGGATATTCTGAAAATAACATTCCCATGCCAGAGCCACAGAAATAATATGTTATCATTATATGAAAATAGCGGGTATCTGTCGATACCTGCTATTTTAGGGTATGGACAAAAGTTCAATTATATCTGGGGAGGCCGAGGTACGGGTAAAACCTATGGCGGTCTTAAATATTGTATTGAACACAAGAAAATTTTCGTGTATATGCGGTCATTGCAGGCACAGGTTGACACAATTAAAATTCCAGAGCTTTCACCTTTTAAAAAACTTAACAAAGACATGGGATGGTCAATTTATCCTAAAACAATCGGAAAAAATGTCGCAGGGTTCTATAATACATACACAGACGATAAAGGGAAACTGGTGTATACAGGCCCGGTTCTTGGATATGCAATAGCCCTAAATACGTTCGCTAACTTGCGTGGTTTCGATGCCTCAGATGTGGAAGTTGGAATCTATGATGAATTTATCCCTGAGAAACGTGAACGGAAAGTGGAAAACGCGGGTTATGCTTTTAAAAATGCGTATGAAACAATGAACCGGAACAGAGAGCTAGACGGAGAAACACCTATTCAGTTCTTACTCTTTTCAAACTCAGAAAATCTTTCATGCAATATGTTTATTGAGAATAACCTAATGGAAAAAGTATCTGCAATGGATATCAGAAAACAGTCAGTTTCAATCATGCAGGAAAGAGGAATTGGGCTTTTTAACTTATTCGACTCCCCCATTTCAGAAAGAAAAAAAGAAACAGCGCTATATAAAATGTCTGGCGCTGGCTCTAATTTTAACCGCATGGCGCTTGGGAATGAATTTTATTCCGCTGATTACACAGGAATCAAACCCACAAACATAAAAGAATTAATACCTCTATGTAGAATGGATTCTATCACAATCTACGAGCGGAAAAACAAAAATACAATATACGTTACCCGCCATCACTCGGGTAACCCGCCAACATACACACAGTCTGAC